CTCGGCCGTACGGTGATCTACCCGATGTCGCAGGTGCCGGTGCCGCGTGAGGAGCAGGACAGCTCGCTGCGGCGCCGGATCCTCGCAGAGGAAGGGGCGGCGGTCCTCGCCCACCTTGTGCGGTGGTGGCGTGAGTGGTACACGGCCTCCCAGAGCGGCGGGAGCGGCCTGATCATCACCGAGGAGATGACCCGGGCCCTCAACGAGTTCAAGGACGACAACGCCTCCTCCGCCTCCCTGTTCCGCGACGAGCGGACCATCGCCGGGGGCTACTCCAAGGCCAACATGCTCTGGAACCACTTCAACAACTGGCTCGACACCCAGCGGCCCGAGGTCCGGCGCGAGTACGAGATGGGCCGCACGACCTTCTTCAAGGAGGTCGAGAGCTGGGAGGGCGTCACCGCGCACCTGGAGCACAAGGCAGGCCGCAACCCGGTCCGGAAGGGCTTCCACGGCATCACGGTGACGATGGAGGACGGGACGCCTCTCATCGGATCGTAGATACACGCAGCGTCACGGATAGGGCCCCTTCGGGGGCCCTTTTCGCGTGCGACAGCTGTCGCGGAGGAGCGACAGTTCTGTCGCCCAAACTGTCGCGGAGAGGCCCAACTGTCGCCGAGGCCGTGGACAAGTGTTCGAGCGGAGCCGACGGCGCGACAGTTGGCTGCGACAGTCGACAGTTGCTGCGACAGTTCCGCGACAGTTGGAGGGGCAACTGTCGCGAGCGAAATGTCCGATGTGTCTCTAGCCACCTGGGGTTTTCTCTCTACTACGACTCTTCTCTGCGACAGTTCGACAGTTAGAGCACCTATATCCCAAGCGGAAATCTCTCTCCAGACGGCTCTTTTTTCTTAGTGCCGAGCGCGTAGTGCCAAACTGTCGCACTGTCGCAGAGTCGCGGAGAGAGCGGCGGCGGAGGGGCATCACGCTGCGTGACGAGTGGGGCGGCGCGAGGACGGATGGCGAGGGGTCCCGCGACGGGGTCACCGTGGATCGCCCAGACGGCCTACAGGAGGCCCTGGGAGTGGCCGGTGGACGTGGAGTGCCTGCGAGGGATTCGGGGGCCTCTGAGGGGCGCTGGAGGGGCGTGTGGGGCACGCTGCGAGGGGTCTGGCCGACGGATCGTCCGACATAACGTCTAGGAGTTGTCAAGCGAATCCAAAAACTTTTTCCGTTCGATCTTGTGTTCGATCGGTCGAACGGTTGTTCGGTAGGTCGAATGGTTGCCTTGGGCGACTATCCGGGCGCGGCGAAGGACCGGATAGTTGAAGATTCAACAACCGGGAACTCAGTTGGCGTTGTTGAACGTTGAACTTGACCGCTTGTCATGTCCATCCCGGCGCGTCCGATAGCCGGACAGTGTGCACCGGTGAGCGGACACGGCCTGACAACGTTGTCAGAGCTGGTGTACATGACAACTCGGTCAACGGCGGCTGTGCCAAAAGGGAGCCCTTCTGGCAATCCTCGAAAGACCTCCCCTGGACCCCGTATCCGTGCCAGAAGTCGTGCCACAAGTGTTGACTATTGGCAGACGCTTGTGGCACACTGGAGTCATGAACGAAGAGCCGTACGTGATCATCGAGTCCATCGACTGCCCCAGCTGCCAGGCCCCAGCCGGATCGCCATGCCGCACTGCCGCCGGGAAGGTGGCCTCCCTCTACCACTCGCCCCGCTTCATGGCTCACCCCAAGCTGCGCCAGGAGCTGAAGCACACGACCCCCAAGCACCGGAACCCCGGGGCCACATGGGAGCGCCTGGACGCTCCCGTGCTGGCGGTGTCGCAGGGGGAGGGTACGGAGATCCGCCTGGGCTACGCGAGGTGCTCCAGCAGCGGCCAGGAGCTTCAGAGCCAGCTGGACGCTCTCGCTCCGGTCTGCAACAGGGTCTTCTCGGAGATCATCTCCACCCGCATCAAGGTGCGCCCTGAGCTGGAGAAGGTGCTTCAGCTAGCCCGTGAGTTCGTCTCGGCAGGGCAGCGCGTGACGCTGGTCGTGCACGAGCTGAAGCGCCTGGGGCGTGGCGCTCTGGACCTGCTTCAGATCGCCGAGAAGCTGCGCATGGACGGTATCCAGCTGGAGTTCCTCACGGGTCCTCTGAGCGGCAAGCACGACCCTTCCGGATATGGCAGTGCGCTTTTCGCTTTCTTCGCTGCGATGGCTGAGACCGAGCGCGACTACATCCGCGACAAGACGCTGGAGGGGATGCAGGTGGCCCGCACCAAGGGCAAGGCCATCGGACGTCCCGTGGTGGGTACGGAGGACATGGCTGTCATGGCCAGGGCGCTGAAGGCGCAGGGCAAGAGCGTGCCCGAGATCCGAGAGCAGCTCATCGTCCCCACGGGCAAGCACAAGGGGTCGCATCCATCGATCCGTACGGTCTACCGTCTGTTGGAGGATGCATGACCGTATGACGTGGCCACGTCAAGGCCGGGACGGGGACTCCCCCGCCCCGGCCTTTTGTTACAGCGAGGTCACGATGGGTCAGCGACATGCCGAGTACAGGGAAATTCTCACCCTCAATACCGAACCCGACTTGCCAATCGACACTCCAATTGATACGCTAGGCACATGGCCGAACACGCAGACCCCACTCGGGTCAAGAAGATCAAGCCCGGGGCCCGCGCTGTGTACCCCTGGCCCACCTGGACGGACGGCAAGTGGTGGCGTCTGTACCAGGGCACCGACTACACCACCGAGACCCCCGTCTTCCAGTCGACCGCCAGGAACTACGCCCGGCGCAACGGCTTCAAGCTGGAGACCCAGCTGACTGAGGACGGCACCCTCATCCGCTTCACCCGGCAGGAGGGGGCGTGATCACCTTCGACCGGGTCGGCAACTGCGGCAACTTCGTCACCATGCTGATCGAGGGCTACAGCCCGAAGGACGGCCGGGCCCACGGGTCCCTGGACGTCACGATCCGCAGCTGCCGTGAGTGCCACCAGACCTACCGAGACCAGCTGGAAGCGTGCGGCATGACGCCGTACTCGTACACCGGGTCGGTCAGCCACACGGAGCGCAAGGGCCGGATGGTCCCCCTGCTCTGCGGTGACCTGACGACCTTCGCCGAGAACGCGTACACCAACGCGGTCCTGGCATCCCGTCAGCGACGCTGACACCGCCCGCCGGGCCCTCGGCAAGCGCCCGAACCACCCATCCGGGGAGGAGAAGAGGTCATGAAGATGGCTGTTCTCCGCGAACACACCCCCTGGACCGACGGCCAGCTGCCCTACCTGGGTATCAGCCGTCAGGCCGTCGAGGACCGTGTCGTCGAGTCCACCAAGACGTTCGCGTCCAACTGGTGGGCGAAGCACGGCGACTCCCTGTACGCCCACATCAACGAGGTCATCACGTCCCTCCCGGACGATGACATCGCCGACCTGAACTACGCAGCCGACGAGATGGGCGACTACCCGCTCGCCGCGATGTTCATGGAGAAGATGCGGAGCGTCGGCGCACTGCGGCGCCAGATAGACGAGACGTGCCTGCACGTTCTCGGAGAGAACTGAACAGCACGACCCCCTGACCGAACCAGGAGGCACCAATGTCCGAGCACGACTTCGACGACTACGGCCATGAGACCCACTACGTGGGCGACTCCATGACCGCCGAGGCCCTGCGCGACCTGTACGCGTACATCGAGGACGGCTTCGCGCAGATCAACGCCCGGATCGACCACATCGCCCGTCACGACCCGAGCACCAACCCGGTCACCGGCTGCGTCTACTGCGAGGTGCGCCGTGCGGCTTGAGACGTTCTCCCGGGTGCTGGCGGCCATGTGCCCGTCCGTCGACCGGATCACCGCCGAGGCGGACCTGGTGCACCAGATGCGGGTGTACCGCGAGAAGGGCCACCAGGAAGCCGTCGAGTACCTGCTGGACGCGGCCGGGGGGTTCTTCGGCCGGTTCTCCCACTACGCGCTCGACGCCCGTATGGAGGACGTGTACCGGCAGCTGCGGCGGGCCTGGTACGAGGTCTGCGTCGCCTACGAGGAAGGCGACGAGGAGATCGTCGACAAGGCGTTCAAGCTGTACACGATCGCCTGCACGCACCGGCTCGTCGTGAGCTGATCTGAAAGACAAGTGGCCCCGTCAGACCGAACCTGACGGGGCCTGTCCATGGAGGGCTTAGCTCCAATGAACGGTTCGACAGTATCACTGGCGGGCATCGCTGCCGCCACCGGCATCATCATCTGGTTCGGCATCTACTGGTGGCTGAAGGAAGGCCACAAGCCGAAGAAGATCATCTCCTTCCTCCTCGCCCTGGCGTACGGCATCCTCGCGATCCTCGGGACGGCGGGTGCCTGGTCCGGCCTCGGCGCCATCTCGTGGGGCGCCCTGTGGGTGAACAACCTCGCCGGGTACGTCGGCCTCGTCTGGGGCGTCGGCGGCAGCAACCAGGACGTCACCCGCGCTGCGCAGATCGTCCTGACGCCCGGCGGGTACGTGATCCTCTTCCTCTGCACCATCGTCCTGGTGGCGCTGGTCAAGTTCTCCAAGATCAGCAAGTGGAAGGTCATCTTCGGCTTCATCGCCGGGTGCGGCCTGGGCCTGTCCGGCTCGGTGGCAGGTGCCGCCGCGATCCCGCTGGCCTCCGCTGCGAACCTGCTGGGCGTCGGCTTCACGGGGGTGTTCGCGTGAACGGCTTCCGCGTGATGGGCCGGGTGCTCGCCTCCGGCACGAAGCAGACGCTGATCCGCCTGTGGCAGTGGCAGTCGGCCCAGGAGATGACGGGCTCGAAGCGGGCGGGGCAGGCGTCCATGCGGGCGGTCGGGTCCCTGTGCATCGCCTGGTTCGCGGGCGGCACTCTGTGGGCGCTCGGGCTCCTCTGGTACGTCCTGGCCGCTGGCTGGTTCGTTGCGGTCGGTGTCTTCGCCGACATCGAGGTTGGTACGGACCTAGCCCTCCCCTCCCCCACCGAAGAGGAGTGGGGCGAAGACGAAGAGGCTGGTCAGGAGCTTGAGGTGACGACGGGTCGGATCGGCAAGGCCCCCGTCGCCCGTATCCAGGACCCGCACAATCCGGCCAGGACGCACCTGGTGTGGCTCGACCGGAAGGCACGGTGATCCGCATGATCGCGAAGCTGCTCGACTACTTCTGCGTCCCGTGCGGGGGCTGGTTCCGCAGCTCCTGCCCGCACGGCCCCGGAGTCACCGCGTACGGCCCGCACACCTACTGCGGACAGTGCGGCTGGTGGGTCTCGGACTGCCCGCACCAGTGACCTGATATGAAAGTGGCCCGGCCTCCCGCATCGGAGACCGGGCCTTAGATCCCTCTCGGAGAGAAGAACCCATGCACGATCCACGATACAGCCCAGTACGCGCAGTGGCGATTGCCGCTGCCGTGATGACCATCGCCCTGACCGGCGCCGCGTTCTGGCTCTCGTACGAGCACCTGGCGGAGGTTGCCTCCCACAACGGCCTGGAGGACGATCGCGGGTGGGCGTGGCCCGCCACCATCGACCTGTTCATCGTCATCGGTGAGCTGCTCGTCCTCCGGGCGTCCCTCCAGGGGGAGCGCGACTGGTACGCCATCTCCATCACGGCTGGAGGGAGCCTGGCGTCGATCGGCATCAACCTGGCGGGAGTCGGAGAGAACGCCTCCAGGCTGGAGTACATCGTGGCCGGTGTCCCCCCGGTCGCCGCTCTCCTGGCGTTCGGTGCCCTCATGCGGCAGGTCCACAAGGCGCTCCGTCACCATGCCGTCCTCCAGCCGGTGGTGACGGACCGCCAGCCTCTCCCGGAGACTCCGGTGGTTGACCTGGAGGCGCCGGAGGTGCTGGAGAGGACGGTGGAGACTGAGGTTCCCGTCCTGGAGGAGGCTGGAGAGCCGCAGGTCAGCGCGCTGGAGGCGCCCTCCACCGACCAGGAGACCCTCGTCGAGAAGCTGGTCGCCGGTGGCGAGCCGCTGCCCGGCCGGAAGACGGTCGCCGAGATGTACGGGGTGTCCGACTGGACCGCCCGCCAGGCCCTGGCGGAGGCGAAGCGCCGCCTCCAGGAGAGCCTCCAGACCGCCACCGTCGCCAAGGAGAACTGATGACTGGAGAGGGCGGGATGCCCCTTTCATACGTGTACATGCCATGAGATACTGGTAGTGCGCGGGATGATGGGAGTCATTCCAAAGGGCCCCGGGAGCTTCGGCTCCGGGGCCCTTCCGCATGTTCGGGGCCTAGCGTTTGTTTACTCCCGGAACAAAGTCGTCTACTCTTGACATGCACACGACGTAAGGGTCAAGACGGAGGCTCCTGATGACCGTTGAGCACGTGGAGGAACCGCTGGCCGAACTCGGCCTCCTGCGTGAAGGTGAGGACCCGGAGGGCAGCCGGAAGCGTGACGACACCTACGCCCTGGACATCGAGGCGGCTCGGCTGCGCGGCAAGCGCCTGACGTACCGGGAGATCGCCGAGCGGATGGGCTGCCACCCCTCGACGGCTCACGCCCGCGTCCAGCGCGCGTACAAGGCCGCCCGCGCCGACGCCACCGACGTGGCCCGGGAGTTCGAGCGTGAGCGGCTGGACCAGCTCTACCGCCGGGCGGAAGAGGTCGCCGAGAAGACGCACTACGTCACGGCTCACGGCAAGGTCGTCATCAACCCCGAGACCAACGAGCCGCTGATCGACCCGATGCCGGTCCTGGCCGCGTACAAGGAGATGCGCCAGATCGCCGAGTCGTACCGGAAGCTGGAGGGTCTCGACCAGCCGACGAAGGTCGAGCAGACCGGCACGGTGAAGTACGAGGTCGTGGGCGTCGACCCGACCGATCTGGCCTGACATGGGCACGGCAACCGTCTCGTTCGAGCCCCGTGGCGCCGCGAAGGATCTCTTCAAGTACCGGGGCCGTGAGGTGCTGCTGTCAGGCGCCGCCGGTACGGGCAAGTCGGTGGCCGCCCTGATGAAGGTCCACCTGGCGTGCATGATGACACCCAAGGTCAGGGCCCTGATCGTCCGCAAGACGCACGCCTCGCTGACGTCCTCGACGCTGGTGACCTTCAAGGAGAAGGTCGCCGCCGAGGCGCTGGGCACCGGGATGATGCACTTCTACGGCGGCAGCGCACAGGAGCCCCCCGCGTTCCGGTACAACAACGGCTCCACGATCCTGGTCTCCGGCCTGGACAAGTCCTCCCGCCTGCTGTCGACGGAGTTCGACATCGTCTTCGTGGACGAGGCGATCGAGGTCACCGACGAGGATCTCGACACCCTCATCACCCGCCTGCGCAACGGCGTCCTGAGCTACCAGCAGCTGATCATGGCGACGAACCCCGGCGCCCCGACGCACCACCTGAAGCGTCGTGCGGACGAGGGACGGACCCTGCTGCTGTACAGCAAGCACGAGGACAACCCTCGTTACCACAACGGCACCGACTGGACTCCGGAGGGCCGGGAGTACCTGGCCGGTCTCGACAGCCTCAAGGGCGCCCGCTACCAGCGGATGCGCTGGGGCAAGTGGGTGGCGGCCGAGGGGCAGATCTTCGAGGAGTTCGACCCGTCGGTGCACGTCATCGAGCGGTTCAAGGTCCCCGATGACTGGCCGCTGTACATCACCATCGACTTCGGCTTCGTCAACCCGTTCGTCGCCCAGTGGTGGCGGGTCGACCATGACGGACGCCTGTACCTGGTCAGGGAGATCTACCACTCCAAGACGCTGGTCGAGGACCACGCCAGGCGGATCCTCAACCAGATGGCCAAGTACACCCGGGAGCCCAAGCCCACGATCATCGCCGACCACGACGCAGAGGACCGGGCCACCCTGATGAAGCACCTGGGCGGCCACTACGTACACAAGGCGAAGAAGGACGTCTCCCGTGGCCTTCAGGCTGCGCAGAAGCGGTTCGAGATCCAGGCCGACGGCAAGCCGAGGATCTTCTTCTTCCACGACGCGGTGCTCTACGAGGACAAGGAGATGCGGGCTGCGGGCAAGCCGACCTCGACGATCGAGGAGCTGCCGGACTACGTCTGGGACAACACCGGCACCAAGGCGCCGAAGGAAGCCCCTCTCAAGATCAACGACCACGGCTGCGACGCCATGCGCTACATGGTCGCGCGCCTCGACCTGGTGAGCCGCGTGCGTCGCCGTCCGGGGGATCCGATCTGATGAACAAGATGTGGCAGTCTCTGCCCGACTCGGTCCGCTCGTATCTGGAAATCCTCGCGTCGATGTGGATGTCCGCCGTAGGTCTTGCGGCGATCACCTGGGGTGTGGCCTTGATGTTCCCGCCCGCCGGATATATCGTCGGAGGATTTTCTGCGCTACTGTTGGATCGTGCTATTGACATGACCCTGACGAGAGGGGGGCGTAGGTGACCAGCCTTCTGGGCGCACTCACGAACAAGTCACCCGTCCCCACGACCACTCCGTCACGGGTCACGCCCCTTGCGGGGCAAAGGGGTTCGGCCGCATCCCTGCGCGCCATGGAGAACGTCGGCACCGTCTTCTCCATCGTCAACCGGACCGCCGAGGCGGCAGCAGCTGTTGAGTGGAAGCTGTACCGCAAGCGGACCGACGGACGCCGCACGTACGCCTACGAGGGCATGGACGACCGCCAGGAAGTCACCTCTCACCTTGCCCTGAAGGTGTGGAACCGGCCGAACCCCTTCTACACGCGCCAGGAGCTGGTCGAGGTCTACGCCCAGCACATGTGCCTGACGGGCGAGGCGCCCTGGGCGCTCGGTCGCATGAACGGCTTCTCCGCGCCGACGGAGATATGGCCGGTCCGCCCCGACCGGATCGCGATCGTCGAGCACCCGACCGAGTACATCGAGGCGTACGAGTACCTGAACCCGGACGGCTCCCGCACCCGGCTTGAGACCAGCGAGGTCATCTTCAGCCGCCGCCCGAACCCGTACGACTACTACCGGGGCCTCGGGCCCGTGCAGTCGGTCCTGCTGAAGATCGACTCGGTGCGGTACTCGGACGAGTGGAACCGGGCGTTCTTCCTGAACTCGGCGGAACCCGGCGGCATCCTCAAGATCAACCGAGACCTGGACGACGACGAGTTCAAGCGGTTGCAGTTCCGCTGGAACGAGGCGCACAAGGGCCCCAGCAACGCCCACCGGGTCGCGATCCTCGACGGCGAGGACATGGACTGGGTCGAGCGCCAGTCGATGCACCGCGACATGCAGTTCGCCGAGCTGAGCCAGCTCAACAGCGAGCAGATCCGCGAGGCGTTCGGCTTCCCCAAGCCGCTGCTCGGGACCGTCACCGACGTGAACCGCGCCAACGCCGAGGCCGCCGAGGTCGTCTTCGCCCGCTGGGTGCTGGTCCCTCTGCTGGAACGCATCAAGCAGGCACTGAACAGCGAGTTCCTTCCGCTGTTCGGAACCGCTGGCGAGGGCGTCGAGTTCGACTACTGCAACCCGGTACCGGACGACCGTCAGGCCGACGCCCGCGACCGGGAGTCCAAGGCCATGGCGCTGAAGACCCTCGTGGACGCCGGTGTGTACCCGCCCGAGGCGGCTGCCCTCCTGGGGATGCCCAACATCCCGTTCGGCGCCCCTGACGCCGACCCGGACCGCGAGCTGCTCATCCGGCTGGTGACCAGCGCGCCGACGCTTGCTCCGATCATCCTTCCGATGCTCGGTTTTGACGTGCCCACGCCAGAGGGCTACGACGATCTTGACCACCGCCAGACGAGGGACGTTGAGTCGCCATACAAGGGGCGCCAATGATGCATAAGCCACTGCACCGTCAGACGCGCACCTCGCGTCCGGCGAACTTCCAGCGCCCGGCACAGGCCAAGGTCGGCCGCTGGTACGAGATCAAGAACATCGCGACGGACGTCGCCGAGGTATCGATCTACGACGAGATCGGCTTCTGGGGCGTCACCGCCTCGGACTTCGTCCGCGACCTCCAGGGCGTCCAGGCCAAGTCGATCACCCTGCACGTCAACTCCCCCGGGGGCGACGTCTTCGACGGGATCGCGATCCTGAACGCGCTGCGCCAGCACCCGGCCAGGGTCGAGGTCGTGATCGATGGCCTGGCCGCCTCCGCCGCCAGCTTCATCGCGATGGCAGGCGACAGCGTCGTCATGGCGCCGAACGCGATGATGATGATCCACGAGGCATCCGGCGTCGTCTTCGGCAACGCCGAGGAGATGACCGAGATGGCCGCCCTGCTGGACAAGACCTCGGCCAACATCGCCCAGGTCTACGCCCAGCGCGCCGGTGGCGACCCCGAGGACTGGCGCCAGGCCATGCGCGCCGAGACCTGGTACAGCGACCAGGAAGCGGTCGACGCGGGCCTCGCAGACGCGATCCTCGGCGCCGAGACCCAGACCACCGCCAAGGCTCCCGCAGGCCCGCAGGCGGTCGCACAGCCCGTTGTCACCTCCGAGCCCTCCGGGCCGTCGCAGGTTGACAACGTTGTCACCCCTCCGGTTGCGCCGGAGAGCACCCCCGACGAGCCGGAGGCGTTCGACTTCGTCGCCCTGGCTTCCGCACTGACCGCCGCTAAGGAGGCGACAGCACGTGGCTAAGATCGCAATCCCGACCAACGCCTCCGAGCTGGAGGAGATGGTTGCTGACCAGGGCAAGGTCGCCGCTCTCCTCAAGGAGGGCCAGTTCGACGAGTTCATGACGAACTACGCACGTCACGTCATGAACAAGGACAAGGACCTGGGTGCCCAGGTCCGCGAGCAGACGCAGCTCGTCGTCGCCGAGATGCTCGGCCAGGACAAGGTCACCGCCGACGTCCAGCGCCTGAACCAGGCGGCCCTCCAGAACAAGGGCGGCGGGTTCACCGCGCGCAAGGGCGCCGCGTACAACAAGCGCGCCCCGGGCGCCGCGATCGACAACGTCATGGAGGGACCGTCCGAGTTCTTCCAGTCGATCTGGCACCACCGCGACACCCTGGGCAACTCGGCGGAGCTGGAAGCCAAGGCCTCGCAGATCAAGAAGATCCAGAACTCCTTCGGGTCCGTGGTCCCCGCCGACGGCGGCTTCCTGATCCCGGAGACCCTGCGGTCCGAGATCCTCTCGCTGGCCCTGGAGAACTCCATCGTCCGCAGCCGCGCCCGCGTCATCCCGATGGAGTCGCTGCGCCTGCCGATCCCGATGGTCGACGCCACCTCCAACGTCTCCAGCGTCTTCGGCGGCATCGTCTGCTACTGGACCGAGGAAGGCGCGACCTTCACCGAGTCCCAGGCCTCCTTCGGCCAGATGGTCCTGGAGGCCAAGAAGCTCACCGGCTACGCCGAGGTCCCGAACGAGCTGATGGCCGACGCCACCGCGTTCGGCTCGTTCTTCGACCAGGTCTTCCCCGAGGCCATGGCCTGGTACGAGGACGACTCGTTCATCTCCGGCTCCGGCACCGGGCAGCCGAAGGGCTTCCTCAACGCCAACGCTGCGGTCACCGTCTCCAAGGAGACCGGACAGCCCGCCGCGACGATCGTCTGGGAGAACATCGTCAAGATGTACGCCCGGATGCTGCCGTCGTCCCACAAGAACGCGGTGTGGATCGTCTCCCCGGACACCTTCCCCGAGCTGGCCACGATGGCTCTGAGCGTGGGTACGGGCGGCTCCGCGATCTGGCTGCAGAACGGCCAGGGCGACGCGCCCATGACCATCCTGGGCCGTCCGGTCATCGTCTCCGAGAAGGTCTCCGCGCTGGGCACGGCGGGCGACATCAACTACGTCGACCTGTCGTACTACATCATTGGCGACCGGCAGACCATGACGGCGACCTCCTCGCCGCACTTCAAGTTCTCCTCGGACAAGACCGCGTTCAAGATCGTCGAGCGTGTCGACGGTCGTCCGTGGCTCCAGTCCTCGGTCACGCCCAAGAACAACGGCGCGGCTCTGTCCCCGTTCGTCCAGCTCGCGACCCGCAGCTGACGACTCTTCGGCCGAGGGGATGTCAGGTTCCTGACATCCCCGGTAGGCCCTAACTCGCCCGGCAATAAACCCCCGGGCAGGGAGGCACCATCATGGAAGCTCTCGGGCGCCTGTTCGACATCTCGGCGGGCATCGTCACGGTCGCAGGTAACAACTCGGCGGACGTCACCGGCAAGCGCGTGTCCCTCAAGGACGCGGGCGGCGTCACGATCGTCGTCGTCGCCGAGGCGGGCACCGCCGGTGACGACCTCGACCTCGACCTGAAGCAGCACACCGCGTCCTCGGGCGGCACCACCGCCGACCTGGACATCATCGACCACTACTACTACAAGTCCGAGACCACGCTGGACGGTGACGAGACCTGGACTCGCGCCACCCAGACCGCTGCCTCGGAGATCGTGGACGCCACCGGCGGCAACGGCACCTCCGCCGAGGAGCAGCAGATCGTCGTCATCGAGGTCGAGGCGGAGCAGCTGAGCGACGGCTACAGCTACGTCTCCCTGGACGTGACCAACATGGG